ATTGGCGCATCTTCTCCTTGTTTACTTTTCTTTGTATCCCATACGTAATTCTGAATTTCCCGGATTAGATTCTTACATTTATCCATGACGACTAGATCGCCTTTATTCATGAGGTTTATCATTATTTCTATTCCGTTAAACACGTCATTATTAGCGTCAATAGTCCGAATATTCCTACGATTAAGCTCAAGTTTAAAAGCTGCTGCTGATGGGTCGACATATATTCCGCGTAAAGCATAAGGCTCCAAAAAATCTTGTACATCACTAGCGAGCTCAGAATTAAGTTTCTGTCTTCCCATCTTGATAGAATCCCAATAGTATTCATTTTCAACCCACATTAAACGTTTATGAGGAGCATATTGACCGCTACAAACTCCAACTAATACACAAGCAAAAGCATTTGATATTCCATAGTCAATGCCTGCTATCCAATAATCAGCAGATGCAGGGGGTCTTTTTACTACATGGATGTCTTTATCAAAGAAATCGAAGATAGCGCCTTCGGCTAAACACCATAAGCCGTAGTAATTTCTTTTTTTAAAGACCCCGGAACAGCTGTTAAATAGCATATCTTTATATGATTGTGGCACAAAAGGGTTATCGTCGAGTGTAAAATGCATTGAATAGTAATTAGAATCTTTCTCAATGACGCCCATATCAATCCATCTCTTAATAATATGATCAGGATAAGTTGGGTTCATCGTAGCAATAGCTTTAGACCAATCATTACTTAAACGAGACTGAATAGCTTCTATGATTTTATCTGGATAAAGTGTGATCTCATCACAATAGACGAGTGAAAAGGTCTTACCCATGAAACTGCCGTAGCTTCCCTCGTCTTTTGCGCCAAGTATCTTAATTTTCTTATCGCGAAAGGTGAGAACACGATTACCGGGTGACCAGCTACAGAATGGCTTGAAGATAGCGAATGTTTTATCCTCAAATATGAGTTTGATGACGTTATCATAGATAGTCTCCGAAGTATGTCCTACCATGAATATCTGATTATCAGGACAGCTTTCACACATTATAAGAAAAAGAAAAAGTGTGCCAACAGTTTTACCAGTTCTTACGCTTCCATGAGCAAAAAACCATTTAGCAGGGCTTTCTAAGGCTTCTTGAATAAATTGTAGTTGTTTATTAGATAATGGTTGTGTCATAATGCTAAATATTATTTGGTAGGAGTTTTATGGTCAATGAAGAAGAGAATTATCAAAAATTATTAAATGAAATATATGGAGTTTCTGCGAAAATTCCTAAGTTGTTGATGCCTTTATTTGAAAATAAGAACGCTACTGTAGCATATATAGCATTATGTAGATCTTTAGTTTTATTAGGAAAACGTATAAAATATCCTCACGATCTTCAACTAAAAACTTTTGAGATGTGGTTAAGTAAAGTGTATGATGAAAATTCTTAAATAAAGGTTTTATGGATAACGATAAGATGAAGTATGAAGTTAAAAATATATGTAAAGAAGTTATTATATTATTAAAACCATTATTTGAAAATAAGGACCTAGTGTTGTTATATGGAGCAATATCTAATTGTTTAATTACATTAGGAAAAGTTCTGGAAATTCCTCATGATAAACAAAAAGCCTTGTTTAATAACTTATTAAATGATGTAAACCAACATAATGAGAAAAATCCAAACACAGATAAATGATTATAAAATATAAAATTCTTAGATTTCTTATTCAGATATCTAAATTTCTAATAAGAACTACTGCAAAATTAAACAAATTTATAGAAAAAATGTTAAACAAATAAATAAAGAAATATGAAAAATAAAGATAAATGTGACATGTGCGGAACAGAAATAAATGATGGAAAATGTTCTTGTGGAATCTGGAAATCACCAGAAGAAATGAAAGATTGTCCTTTAAAATTAGGTCTTGAAAAATTTCATGAAATGAGAAGATTTACTATTACAGGTGATTCTCCGCATCTTGGATGTGCTGTTGTTTATTTCAGAGGTGATTATAACGATTGCAAAAAAGTTGAGAAATTCATTTATCAAATGAAAAGGCGACCATACTATGAAGAATCGAGCTAAATGCAAAAAATGTCTTTCAATTATCGAAAGCTTTCATCGTACGGACTATGTAACATGTAAATGCAATGAGATTTCTGTTTATGGTGGGCCTGATCTTATGCAATGTGGCGCTGTTGATTGGGAAAACTTTGTACGGGTAGATGATGTAGGAAATGAGATTGCTGTTAAATTGAAGGAGATGCAGCAAGAATATGATGATTCTAAGGCATCTAAATCAGATAGAGACAATCTCATAGATATTGTCGATGGATTGGTTAAAACAATTGAAGAGCTTCCACCACAAGCTTTAAATGCACCTGTAACGCATTATGATTACTTATCATTACTTGTGTTGCTATCTAATCTTTTACGATTAGATTTACCTAAAAACTGACTCATAAGTGAATCAAATGCTTTCAGAACGTCTTCTGGAACGTTTTCAGACTGTTTAGCTTTCAACTGATATTCGTATTCCATAAGGCGTTTTTTGGCTTCAATCTCTGCTTCTAATCTCTTATTATCATAATCACTTTGTTTTAATCTATTCTTACCTAACCATATTAAAAGAGTATTATCTCCTTCTTTAATTGCTTTATCGAACTGTTTTTTACGAATTAATGTATCACCTTTAGCATAGAATTGTTGAGAATACTCAGAAAAGCTTATTCCGTGATCTTTTTCGCATCGATCATAGATTGTATTACAGTTTAGGCCTATTTCTCCGGCAATTTCGCGTCCAGAACAACCTGCGGTAAGTAATTCATTAACATAATTCCAATCTATATCAGCTTTTGGTCTACCGCCTTCAGCCATAATATTACCTCGTTAAATTTAATTTTAATCTAAAACATCTCTTAAAATATGACAACAAATTCTTTTTATTTTTGTATAAATAAGATTTGGTATAAAATTCTTTTCAACCCCAAAAAAGAGGAAAAATGAATTACTTAAAACCCATTGTATGTATAGCTATAAGTATATTTGTGACGAACCTAATAATGAAAACAAGGCATTCTTTTTGGAATTATATGCTAGCAATATTGATGACATTTTTTCTTTTATTTGCTTATGATACGCTTACCGCCAAAGAATTCATACCCAATGCTGGAATAGAAATATCAACTTTAAGATCGCTTATAGATCAAGAACTGATTACTCCTCAACAGAGGGAATATTATCTAGATAAAATAGATTTTCATGAATCTAATGCAAAAAGAACATATGAAGATGCTAAGAACCGTTGTTGGTGGCTTCCAGAAATATCAGAGAGAGATAAGGCAAGATATTGTATTACAACAGCAGGGGCTTTAGCTCAACCAGGGACACCACAGTCAAAAATAATAAAAGCTTTAGTGAATTTATTAATACAATATGGCATTGATTGTATGGACGAATGGGCATATATCCAAAATAAACTCTATTGGTCGCAATATCACTGGGAAATGTACGAATTTTACTGTGAAGTTTTAGTTAATGGATGAGTTTTTAAATATTGATCGATGTATTCTTGTTTGATGATATAATGATTTCCTCTTCTAATGGATTTTATTGCACCTGATCGAACTAGATAATAGAGATGTGTGAGGTTTAAATTTAATTTTTCTGAAGTTTCACGAATGGTAAACTCATTTTCACTTAAGAGAGGTTTGCCTTCAAAAATAGAATGTCTTCGGTTGTATCTATTTTTCTGATATTCATCGAGCATTCTTAAAGATACATAATATTTTCCATCAACTTTTGAAGCATTAAGCAGTCCTTTTTTTATGGCAATGTAAATTGCTTGAGTGGAGATATTTAGATATTTAGCAGCCTCAGAAAGTTTAATCATTTTCATTTTTTCAAAACCTGGAAACATTTCATTCATAGGGAGTTCCTTATACCGTTAAGAGAAATAAAAAAGTAAGCTAAGAACAAACTCATTTGAGAGTATTCATTGATCGTATAGTTATGGTAGGCAAAGATTACATTCGTAACTGTCCAAATCCAAAAGCCTACCCAATTATTACAAGAGTTTAAATAGGCCCCATAAAGAGCAAAAATAGTGACTATAAACAAAAATGTTTCCATGTAGAACCCTCCGAAAATATTTCACTAGATGTAAGTTCCGTATAGCTAATAGATCTTAAATAATGAGCAAAGAGTTC